TTAATACAGCACGGCTTAAGGCGCGTTTCTCCGCAGTCATGACGTAGTACGTGTTTTTGCAGTTCTCCGGCCCAGCTTCACCATAAGTCTGCACCATGATCTCATCACCGAAGTACTCCTGTCGAACGTCCTCTTTTAAAGCAATGGCCTTGATGACTACAAAATCACGCTCTAGCTTTTCTACTTCAAAAGTTACGATGATGCCTTCCTTTGCCTGAATCTTTTCAATGCCACTGCGTGTGATGATGATAAAATGCTTGTGCATAAAAAAGTCATCACGAGTCAAATCGTAGCGATCTGTTAGGTTGCGCATCCGCGCTTTTTCTGCTTCTGTTAATTGTTTTGCCATGTTTTCTAGTTCTCCATGTTTATGATTTCGTGGTATGCTCGGACGGCGGCTGTACATGCGTGAATGAACGCCTCGTCCATCAAGAATAAATTTAGCATGATAACGGCATATTGATCAATCGTACCATTAGCCAAGACAGTACACATATTGTCTTTGGCCTGGACACTACCGTCCCATGACTCTTCAAACAACTCCTTGTCGTCAGGTTTTTTTTTTATGCGCACGTAGATGTAGGATTGTCCGTCATCTTCACGCGCACCCTCTAATATGATTTCGATGTTGTCGTCAACACCGTCATAACCTTCCTCGAATAAATCGTCGTCCATCATCTCATTAGCTGTTCAATAGTTTTCTTCAACTTACGTATTTCCTTTGCCTGATCAGCACACTTCGTTTGCAAATTGCTGTTCTCATTCGTCAGTTGCGCATTTAGCTTTTTCTCTTCACGCAATGATCGTTTGGTCGTCCCAAACTCTTCTTCCAAGTAGTATGCTTGTTGCAAAATCATGTACAATTCTAACACACACCGATTCAGGACATCGACAATTGGCTTTGGTGCATCTAAGTCCGGTATCTGCGCTTCAATCGTCGCAGCAGTTCCCATAACGTGCAAACGATCCGTACTTCTCTGTAGCCAATCTACTTCCGGGCCGTTGTATTTAAATAGTCTCATCATAGTTCTTGATTGCTTCAAAAATGTTCATTACTAGAGGAACGCATACTGCGTTACCGTAGCCCTTTAGGCTTTCTCTTCGCCAAGCTGGAAAGGTAAGACCGTCCAGTCTTTGGGGAAGCCCATCATCTCCGCCGCAAACAGGGGAGACAGTTGGGAAGTCAGTGAATCGTAGTCGTCGTCTAACCGTAGATATACGTTTCTCAGCAGATTCTTGCGATTCCTGTTGTTGTGTATTGCTGCGGGAGACGTTGCTCCTTTGTAATCCGTTGCCGTCGGAGTTGGCAGTAAACGCTTCTGCATCTCCTGAGCGATCAGGTGATTTAGTTCTGACCTGCGGCTTGGCTGTCCCTCCGGTCGCTCGATTGCTGTCCCGTCTTTGCAGCACCGTGCTGTGATTGTAGGCAACAATGAAAATTCTGTCTCGTCGGTGTGGGGCGTTGACACCAGCAGATGGTAGTAGATACGATTGAACTGAGTACCCACTATCTTCCAAGTCAGCACACACCTGCTCGAATACCATTCCGATTGTCCCTCCTTCTGAAGGCAGATTAAGGATTCCGCGAACATTCTCTCCCACGACCCAACGGGGTGAACACTCTCGGATAACTCTAAGCATCTCCGGCCATAGGTAGCGGTCATCATCTGCTCCTTCTCGGTTTCCTGCGTGACTGAATGGTTGACAGGGGAATCCTCCGCTGAGGACATCAATTCGTCCCAAATACTTATCTGCTTTAAAGGTTGTGACATCGTCGTGTAGTTTTGATTCAGGGAAATGGTAGCGCAGGAGTCGTTGACAAAACTCGTCTTTCTCACAACAAAAGACGTTGTCCCATCCCATTTGCCGTGCAGCCAAGTCAAAGCCGCCGATCCCACTAAAGAGGCTTGCATGTGTCATTGGATAAAACGATTACTGGTTCGACACAAAAACAACGTCGCCATTCCGAGGCGGCCACTTCCCTTGGGTTTGGTTTTTTGATTAACAATCCAAGTCTCGCCATCGCGTATAGGCTCTTCACCTTCGCGCAGCGTTTCGTTTGCAGGTGGACGGTATACAAGCAGCATTGTAAACGCCCTGCGATACCACGCCTGACCACCTGCCCATTCCTGTGGTAAAGCTGGCTTCTGATATCGCTTGCCACTTACAGTTGTGCTGTCCGCATGCAACTTCGCTATGTGGTTAATGACGATGTCGATACGGTCGTGTTTCCTGCTGTGCTGACGTATCTTCTTCAGTTCGTTTGTCAGCCACACGTCTTCACGTCCGGCACTCTGAGTCAAGTCCTTGCTCACGTCGTTCCACGGATCTAGCACCGTAGTATCGTAGCCACCGCTTGCACAGGTAGTATAGAAAACGTCCGGGGTGAATTCGGTGTCGTATTCGTCGGGGTCGAAAAAATCGAAATGTTTGCCAACCCATTCCACTGCAACCGCGAACTCCTCGTCCGTAATGCAATCCTGATCGTTCCCTAAATAGTCTTGTTTTCTTGCCGGAAACCCACAGTGGATTTCTATCAAATCCATCGCGAGTTCTTCGCTTCCGCCCTCCTCGCCCATGTACACAAAATGTCTCCAATTGTATCGCTCCGCCCATTCGACTAGTAACCACTTTACAAATAACGATTTACCATGATGTGGAGCGCCAGCGATGAACAGGGGATACCCTTTGCGCGGAGTGTATAGGTTGTCCAACTCCGAGAGTCCGACATGACATGGCGTGTCTTTGATTTCGTTACGCAGTTCATAGAGGCGTGGGGTTAGTTCGTGAATATTCCGTAACATCACACACCGGTAAATTCGTCCCGAATATCTACCGTGTTCGGTGATGCAACAATCATAGCCAAGTTGCGATATTCAGAAAATTTTTTTCCAAACAATGTGGCAGGACGTAGGTGAGTCTTGAGCTGGGGGTTCTCCCTCCATGCCGCACTCCTGTCCTTTACAACAGCAATAAATGGTTCAGGCGTTGTATACCCAGCTCGATACCAATCAATAAGATACTTTCGTACTTCTGCTGCTTTGTAGTCAGTGCCTAAGCACTGATTCATCTCGTAGGTCACCGTGTGGATAACCTGGTCCAACTCTTCTGCAACGGGTTCGCAGAACAGCAGGGGCAACAATTGTCGCCCCTTTTGTTCTACCATAAACCTTGAAAGCTGTTGTCCGACTTCCGTTGACAAACTTAAGTCTTTAACAACCTGCTGCATATTCTGACCGTAGTGAAGTTTCACTAGCGCCTTGATAATTTTCAACTCATCAAAGGGTAGTTCGTTCAGTTGGTCAACATCAATTCGCAGCACTTTCCCCATTAGAATGGAAGATCCTCAGCCCCTTCGACTACCGCCGGAGCATCATTATTATTTCCGGAAGCCGCCTTCTGTTGGCCGTCGTTGTGTTTTGACCAATCTTTGACACTGCCAATGATTTCGCCTTTGATGCCTTTGGCGCGGTCTTCCTTGCTGACCTTTCGGACCAGGATTCCGTCATTGTACTCACTGTTAGGAGTCTCGATGATCCGGCAGTCTAGGTATTCAGCCCCGTCCTTGCCCTTTACGAAGTGTTCGCGCACATTGCGCAGTTCGTGTATTTTTAGACTGATGTCTATGAAATCACTCATGTAGATTGAATTTAAAGTTGTGACGTTTGTAGACTTGCATCACAACGAGGTTAATGTCTTGTGCTTTGTAGTCGTTTGCCCACAGCAAATTGTCCCACCGCTTCACAGCATTTATGGCTGTCGCATGGTCACGGTTAAAGATCCGGCCAATGTCGGCATAAGATTTTTTTTCCCGTGTGCGTAGGCAGTGGCTAATGCTGTGCCGCGCAAAGACTACTTCTTGTTTGCGCGACTTGCCGACCATGTCAGTGTAATTTACACCTAATGCATCGCAGCAGTCGTAAACGAAGTCCAATATTATCATGCCTTGACGGCGAACGCCAAGACCAGGATATACGTATGGACTGACCGGTCTCCTATTTCCGAACATTCTGCAATACCCTAAAGTGATTCGATCCCGACTGTACGACTCCGCAGTCTGTGATCAGGCCAAAGGTTTGCAACATGTTTACGGCACGTATGACGTGCTGACGTTTGATGGATTTGTTGCGCTTGTACAACTTACCCCAAATCATCTCAGAGGTAAATAGCGCATCCTCGAATTCAGTGGCTTCATCCAAGGTTGCATGCAGCAAATTGATGCCGGCATGGTAGTCCGCAGACTTCTTGGTTTCATAGGGCCGGAAT